ATCCTTTTGACTGCCTTGCGATAGATATTCTTGTAATGGTAAGATAGATAGTTTTTTAGCGTTAAATTCATTTGGAATAACCACCAAATTAAATGCTTTAAAAATCGCATTTATGAAATCACTGCATTTCATTACAGGCGCATTTGCTACCCAGTCGATTTGATTGTTGTATAATGGTTTTGATAATTGGTTGCATTTAAAATCCATCGATTGAATTTCAAAAACAGTTCCTTCGCTTTGCAATGTGAAATAAGTACCATCACCCAAATAAATAACAGGTCTAATGGTTTCACCAGCTTCCAAATAAACTTGTTGTGTATATGTGTTACCAATAACAAGCGCAGTATTTACATCGGTAAAATAAACTTCATTGTAATTACTATCATAAGTATACCATTGAATGAATGGCGATGAACCTTGTAATGTTTGAACGGATGAATTATTTGTTTTGATAAATATCAATTGCATCTGTGTTGCATTCGTTCCAACGTAAGGAGATACCAAAGATAAATTGGCACCTGCGGTAATGAGATAAGTTCCACTGAATGGAGCCGTATAAGTGTTGTTTAATACATTACTACCAGCATCACTTATCTCAATTAAATTGGGGATTTCATAAATGTATTGAGATTCATTATTGACTGTTTGTAAAGTAAAATCCGTGTATGAAAATTGTGGATTACTCGAGAAATTTTCAAGTAAAAATTTAGCTTGTTCAGCATTTCCAATTTGTTGCGTTGTATTGTTTTCACTTGTAAATGGCACATAAGATTCGCTTAACTGATTAATCCAAAAACTACCACCATAGTCAATTTCGAATCCACTTAAATTCATTATAGTTTGCCATATATAAGCACAACTTACAAATGGAGTAAGTTCTCCAGCTTTGATTACATTACTAATGCTATTCGAATAAATGGAGCGTGTTCCGGGTGTGTTGACAATACCAACCCAATTATTACCCCTATCCGTTAACCCGAATTTGATAAAGTTACTTGCAAAACTATCTTGATTGTAATCAAATACATTCGCGTAATTTATGACAATTGGAAATTCATTTTGTAATTCAACTGCGATGTAATTTTTAAAATCAGCATCTCCAATGTTCTTAAAGAAATCAATTACATTACCGAAAAACACAATCTCATATTCGCTGATTTTTCCTTGTTGAGTGTAACTCGCTTTCCATTGGATATTACCTTCCATTACAGGCAACGTGTCAACCGTAATAATCGCATTCAACTTTCTTTTTGGATTGAATGAACTGAATTGAAACGTGTTGTTTTCAATAAATCCAAATATCTTGGAGTTGTTATCAGTGGCAGGAATGCGGAATGTCCTTGAGTATGTCGCTTTCGCTTTTAAATCTTTTATATCCGTGAATGAGTATTGCAACGAAATCGTTTCATTCAAGTACAAATCCATGACATAAGGAGTTTCGTCTCCTTGCGTGTAAACTATTAATGCTGTTTCCATTATTATTTATTATGGGCAATTACCAAAACCAATCGTTACATAAATGTTTCCGCTATACGTTGTACCACCACCCCATACAGGCAGCTTTAAGTAAAATGTATTTGCTCCATCACTCGTACCCCAAACACCAGTTGCGATGATTGGAGTGCCAGGATCCATCATGTCGAATGATGTTTGGCTACCACCACCTGTTAACACATTTCCAAGTTGAATTACACCCAAGCGAGATGGCGTTGAAGGTGGACTATTTGTGTAATCAATACTGACATAGTACGTTTGTCCACCAATTGGAGTGATTCCACCTGTACCCAAAACTCTTACGGTTATGTTACTGCCTCGCGTTGCATTTGTCAAAACGATATTACACGCATCTCCGAAATTAGCACCAAGATTTAGGCCTGTGTTTCCACCAATTTTTGTGAATGTCGTAAAGTATTCGCATGGATCAGGCGCAGGAATGGGATATTCGGAAGCTGTGATGTTTATCGTTTCATTATTCGATGCCATTTGTAAACGAAGATTCTGATTGTACTTCTTGTAATTGCGCTCTCGCTTCATTAAAAATCCGTTGTCTTCAACAACAACAGGCACGATTGAATAACCATCCACGTTGTCATCTACTATCCAAACGCTTTTACTCATGAACAAATCCTTCAAATATTTAAACTCCGATTCCGTTAACCAATCGCTTGTTAAATTGATGAAGGTATTTACAATTGGCTCTCGCTCGGTTAATTCACGCGTGTAGTTCTTCGTTGCATATGGCTCGGTAGATGTCGCGTTATTGAAGTCACCTTGATAGCTTCTGTATCTTTTACTTTCTACTACAATCGAACGCTCGTTCTTTTTAATGAATGAGTAACTATCCCAACCGCCCATTTGATTTAACCAATAAACGTGAACTGGGTTATACTTACAATCTTCGGAAATGTAGTAACCGTATTTGGTAGTCACTTGTTCATCGCTTGAGTTATATCCTGCATAGACATAAAACGCGGTGTTATCCGCTGTCGTATCGTCAACGTAACCGCCATTGACAAGATTCTTCAACCCAGTTGGAAGGAACAACAATGCACCTTCATCAAATGTCATTGTAATATCAAATGAAAATAAAAGCGTTTGGTTGTAATCGTATAAATCAAAAGTGAAATGATCAATTGAATTGTACGGATAGTTTGAGTTAATGTATGTATTATTGTCAGCAACCCACGCATGGATGTCGTATGCGCTGTCGCTTTCTTCCATCACATCGGTTCGCGATATGTATCTCCAATTGATAACCTCTGATTGAAGCAATGAAGGTAAATGCAAACGATGCGCTAAAGTTTCTTTATTAAATCCAATCTCATCATCGTAGTTTTGAGACAGTGCCAATGGCCGCGTGTCATTCGTTCCCATCATGATGAAGTTTTGTTTTCCACTACCATAAATACACATGAGCGAATAAGTAACCGCAACGCTATCATCTTCCGTAAAAATCCCACCTACCTCATATCCTTCATACAATTCAATCGTGAATGTATTCACGTTGTTTTTTGTCGTTAGCATTGGAGTGGATGTTTGTAGTACCACATCATCGCTGCCATCGAATACAATCGAATTTTTAACAAGCTGGTTGAAGATTGTTTTAGCATTGAACACTCCGCTATTGACCGCGTTTTGACTAATGTAAAACTTGTAATCGGTTGACGTGTTGTTGTCAGTAATTACAACAATGTATTTGAATCCCGGTTGTGCGTATTCGCTCGATGTCATGGTGAACGAAACATCGTTATTTGAATAACATAAACCTGTGAATGCGTCAATGCCTTGCGCGGTTAGTCCTGTTACTGCTGTTGTGTATGCCATTATATTTTAATTTTCTTTTGCAAATTATCTTCAATTACTAATGTGATTTCTCTATTCAATGCGTCCTCAAATTCGGGTTGAAAATCCACAATTGTATCGGTTACTGCATCTCTCCAATAGAACAATGGGGAAATACCATTGATTCGAATTTTACGCGTCAAATGTCCAGCTAAACCACGATAGGCGCGTTCCTTTGCTTCGGGTGTTTTGAACGTCATGAATGAACCATTCGCGTTGCGTGGACGAATACCTTTAATCTTCATCCAATCATAAATGGCCTTTTGCATCACTCCCATTTCACCTTTCGCAGGTTTTGCTCCTGCACCTCTGCGGAATGAATATGGGCTGCCTTGATTTCGTGCCAATCCATTCACACCTTGCTCCACAAAATCAGCGTAAACACTCGCTTTACCTCTTGCAAAAAACTGAATCTTACTGCTACGTCCATCGTAATAAAAAGAAAGCGAATTTCGAAGTGTATCAGTTGCAACGGCTCTGCGTTTCTTACCTCGCACCGTTCTGTAAACACCGAGATTCAACATGGCACGTTCAACGACTTCTTGCCCAAATCGTTTCATGATTGATGTTAGCGGTGATTCAGCCATTGATGAATTGATTGTAAGCTGTGTTAGGATTATTCACTAACAAGTTAACGAGTACATCAATACCTTTACTTTCGAGCGCAGAAGTAAACTCATGATTTGACTTTTCCCATGCAAAAAGAATAGTTCCCCAGCTTGTATTTGTTGGAATGGATATTCGTACAATATCTCCTAAATCATCTAAAGTGTAGTTCATATAGTCACCATTAATGCAATTGCGTTAGCCTGTGCGGATGTTGCTGTTGCGTTATTTTGAAATTTGATGGATGCGTATTGACCTGCGGTGAATGAAACGCTGTTAGCTGTGTTATTAAAAAAGTTAGCTGCACTTCCTGCGGCAATTGTAATGACTAAAACTGTATCAGCATTATTTTTTCGTAGTGTTAAAACAAGTGAACCTGAAGCTGGTTGAGTTGTGGCCGTTGCAAAGTACATTCGACTAATCGTACATGCTTGTGGCATTATTGTTATTCTCGCATTTTCAGTACCTGTTAAAGTACCACCTGTCAAAGTTCCATATACAGTGGAAGAAGCTCCAACCGTTGCACCTCCAAAACTACCTGTCTGAAATGATGTTCCAGTTCCAGTATTCGCTTTCGCGTCTAATTGCGTTTGGATGTCACTTGTCACACCAACCAACCTTCCAAGTTCAGTTGTTGTTACCGCACTACTCGCAACCTTTCCACCGCCATTGCTTACCAACGCTGTTGATGGAGTTAAATTCGAACTTGTTATTGTAGTCGCTGCGCCTGTTATGGTATCTTGTTTTCCATTAAATGTAGACCAATTAGCTGAACTCAATAAACCTCTATTTGTAGCTGATGCAGTTGGTATGTTGAATGTATGAGCTGTACCCGAAGATGAAATCGCGAAATCAGTACCCGAACTACCAGTCACCATTGTTTGTGCTGCTCCTGTTAACGAATTGATGGCCGTTATTCCAGTCCCTGCCATTATCCCTGCTTGTTGGGTAACGGTAAATATTGCAGATGCAGTGGATGGTGGAGGTGAGCCTGCTGCATAGAAAGGCATAGTCACTGATGTACTTGTTGCACTCCATACTAATTCATAGTATTCCCCTGCAACAACGTCAAGTAAATAATTCCAAGATGGTAATGCGTGACCATTAACCCCTCCATGTTTTGCTACTACAGCAACAAATCCTGATGATCCTGCTACATCGCTTCCATTTTTTCTTAACCATATAGTGACATCATGTTCTTGGGTATCACTATTTTCAAGCTGCACACTAAATTGCAGATTGTAGATACCAGTGTTTGCAAATGTGATACGGGAGTCACTGACCACCGAAACACCATTACTCAAGTCCATTGTTCTGAACTTAATCGGATAGCCGGTATTGATTACAGCAATGGTCTGAGTATTGTTATCTTGATATTGTGCATAATAACCCGAAGGAGTTGGTGTTGTATTGCTACCCCATTTTAATCCCGTTGTTGTTGTACTATCTGCCAACAATACTTGCGTATCTAATCCAACTGGCAACCTTGCATCTGCTGAAGCATTCCTAGTATATAAATCGCCTTTCGTGGTTAATGGATTACTACCACCACCCCCACCGGGAATTGTCTTCCATGTATTATCCGCTGCGAGATAGTCAGTTGTTGCGGATGGTTGGTTCGTTGTGAATTGTACCTTCTTTGCCATTGTTAATCTCTAATTACATCCAAAGTTAATTCACCCGATGGGCATAGTTGATTCGCAATTAAAATCGGCATCTCACATCTGATACGGCCATCGCCATTGTCGTAGTATGTACCATAGTTAGACCAACAATAACAATACGTTGGATCAGGACAAGATGGATCGGTACCGGGATTTGAATTGAACAATGCTACCAAATCAATAAGGTTCGGTTGTCCACCCGGACTGTAACAAACAGCCACTTGTTCGCCATCACATAAATAACGAATTGAATTGTAAACTGGATGTTCTTCGAAATCGATAACCTGCGAGTAAACACTAACTGTTTGATTATTGTAAGGAATATTACAAGCGTTCCACTCGTAATCAACGGTAATATCGATTGATCCCTGCACCCCACTCAACACATTACTGAACTCCTCAATAAATGGAGTGAACTGAATGGGTTTAGTAATGATAACCGATTCGTCAAATATCTGACCATTCTCAATCTCATTAACA